TAAATCCTGAATATCAATCTTATCATCAATGATATATGGAGTAGGCACTGAACCTGTCATTGTCTGTGCCTTAGCCCATAATGGTTTAACCCATTCTCCAAATGTTACCTTATCCTGCGAATCTCTCCAATTGTGAAGTGAACCAATTTTAACATAATCTTCGGCAGTTACCAATTCTCCACTATCTTTCCAACGGAAACCACATTGGTCTTGTAATCCACCTGTTGTTAATACAATGATTGGTGTACCGGCCATTACAGCTTCAGCAGTTCCTAATCCAAATCCTTCATTACCGCAGATATTTATCGATACATCCGATACATTTAAAACTTGATTAAGTTGTTCTGTGTTTAATTTTCCTGTTGAAAATTTAATATTACAATCAGGTGCTAATCTTTGGATAACGGCAGGTAAATCTGTTCCGTTTTCATCTACTGGCTGAGTATGCATTAATAATAATACTTTATCTTTTTGCTCAGCGGTTAATGTATCACAAAAAACTTTATATGCCCAAATTACATCTGATGGTTGTTTTCTACGAATGTTTCTGTTTGACCAATGGAATACAAAATCATATTCCTTTCCTTCAAACAATTGAGTAGCAAAAACTTTATCAATTTGTGATTCTTCTAATGGTTTATATAAATTGGATACACCATGTGGTACATATGATACTTGCCAGTCTTCTCTAGGAACCCAGGTTTTCCCATTTTCTAATTTACCAACTCTTTTAGTGATACCATAAGTTTGCTTTGAAATACATCCAATCCAATCACAACTTTCATAGTAATCTCTGTTATAATGAGGGTCTGGTAAATCATCCCAAATGTGATAGAAAAATATTGGTGTAGTTTGTCTGATTTCATGTTCGATATCATATAACCAAATCCAATATCTCGGGTCTGTAAAGTGTAAGATAGCATCAGGATTGTGCTTATCTATTAGTTGTTTAACAATGTTGTAATCTCCATATCCACTATATGGATAAATAGTTACATTACCTTCTGTTAAGCCCGCAACTCTTCTTGCATCCTCAGATACATCAACAATCTTTCCTTGCTCAGGATGATTGATTGCGGCTCCAACTTGAATCCAATCGTATTTATGTAAACTACCTAATACTAATTCTTTTGACATGGTGGCTATACCACTATGCATTCTTAAATCATCTGATAAAAGTAAGATTGTCTTTCTTTTGTTCGCCATAACTTATTAATAATCTCTTTTTAAAATTGTGAACCTGATATTTGTAATTCTCCGAATGAGTCAATCTTCTGTTTGAAAATTGGGTCTTCTACATAAAGTGTAAGTGAGCGGTTAACTAATTTTTGTAAACTCATCTTATCATCTAATGTAGTTCTCTTAAATGAAGAATACAAATCTCTAAGGATTTTCACACTTGTTAATTTTACGTCCATATCGTTTTGTATTTGTATATATAGATATATATATGTATTTTTAATAAAACGATAAGTTTTTTGGATATTTTTTTAATCTTTATAGAGTGGGCAAAGTTTTCTTTCTTTGAACTCACACCAATTACAAGATGTTCCTTTTTTAGTTGGGTAATCTATATCTCTATAGTTTCCATCTTCATCAAAAACAGTGTTTACGAATTCCATAAATCCATTCCATGCTTTATTTACAGATGGTTTGCCACTTGCTGGCACATGCTTTGAAATACGAGGAATTGGATAATCAGCATCCTCTTTAACTTTTCTTTTTAAGATATGAAATTCTACTTTAACTTTGTCTTCACTTATGTTATACTTTTCAGCATAGAATTTTTTGTAGATAAGAATCTGTGCGTTCTTAATTGGGTCTGATTTCTGATATTTACTCCAACCTGCAGTTGATGTTTTGAAATCTATAATTGTAACTGATTTATCTGATATCTCTCTGATAATAACATCAACAAATCCTATGAAGTTTACATTCTCTTTAATTTTCATATTAAGAGGTAATTCAATTGCAACCAATTCAAATCCCTTCTTATTAAAAAAACTTCCTAATTTAGTTTTAAAATAATGAATTATCTTTCTACCATCTCCGTAAAATTCTTCTAACTCTTCTTTTGTGCAAGGAAATTCCCCTTCACCTAATTTCTCTTTTTCTTTGTTGAAATTTTCAACTAATCTCTTTCCTAATAACTCATCTAAATCCAATGTCATAGCAGCGGTTTTAGTTGCATTATACATTATATCTAAAAAGTGTTGTAGAGTTTCATGCATAGCAGTACCAAATATCAAATGTATATTTGCATTTGATATAGATAACTTATCTATATAATTTAGTTTGTATTGTTGCGGACAGGTTGTCCACATTGAATATTGTGAAAACGAAACTCTTCCCATTTATTACTTTTTAGTTTTTTTAACTTTCTCCGTCTTAGGTAATTTTTCCTTACCTTTAATCCCATACTTATCCTTTAAGTATTTTTTATATTCTTCTCCTTCTTTGATACAAGTTAAAATATGATAATAATCTATAGCAGTTGATTTAGAACAATTGTATTCCTGTTGAAGTAATCCTACTATTTGTTCATCAGAAGTTTCTTCTGCTTTACCTTTGATATATCTAAAGTAATATCTGCCGGGTGGGATTACACCAATTAATAATTTATAAAATAATTCCGGCTCTAAAGTTTGGGTTAATGGTTGTAATTGAGCAATCATATCCACAAAATCATAGTTCATAGAAAGAAATCTATGAATCATATAATTACTCCAAGTTTTCTTATCTTCTTCAGATAAATCCTTAAAGTAATCAGGCTTTTGGTCTTTTGATATAGCGTTTAAATGGTCAAATAATGTCTTAGCCATTAGCTTTTGATATAAGTGTTATAAAATTTTTGTTTAAATTGTTCATACCCAATTCTACAATTTTCCATCCAGTCTTCCGTTCCACCATCATCACTTACCCATTTATAAGAAGTGATAGGTATCTTAAACTCTCTACAAACTCTAGTGATTGAGTATAATTCCATCTCAAAGATACTACAATTATTTAATAATTCCAACTTTTGAAGAGGGAAAGATTTAATTTTATCTTTTGTTATGAATGTTTCAGTTGTGAAGCATTTAACTCCCATATCCATTACAGGAAACGAACCTCCATCTTCTTCAAATGGTGTAACTGAATACCTAACAAATGGTTCAGCGTCCATATCACCATTGAATACTTCTTTTACAGTTACTAATGTTCCTTTTTCTAATTGGAATGAACCACAGCTTCCAAAATTACATACAAATTTAGGTTTATATTGTTGGATAGCCATAGCAGTTTTATATCCTGCATTTATCTTACCAACTCCAGTATGAATTATCGGTGAACCAAACAGAGTAGTTTCTCCATTTGATTCATCCGGCAATGCACATATGAATAATACTTCCATATTAAATTTCTAATGAACTTTTAGTAACTACAGGCTCTTCAGGTGTAGCAGGTGTTTCTGTTTGAGGATTTTGTCTTCTTAATTCAGCCGGTAATAACTCATCCATTGGTTTACCGCAATTACCACACAATAATACATCGACAGGTAATACAGCATCTTTAGCAGTATTTGCTACGAATCTTGAAATCTTCTTTATCATTACTGCCTGAATAAAGTAAGGATAGTTACAATGAGGACAATTCATGTCTTGTGCTTGAGATAAATCCACTCTAGGCTGTTGTGGTACTCCTGGTTGGTTTCCTAAAATTTGTGCCATTTTGTTTTGTTTTAATTTATATTTAATTTTCTTTTCAAATTCTCTTTTAATATCTGATATATTTTTCTGTGTCCGTTTTCATTTGGGTGTGCATTATCTGGAGTTCCCATCGGTCTATCGGGTAAAAGAAACTCTTTCCAAACAGTTGTATCACTGCCACTATAAACGGGTTCTATTAGTATATCGGTTACCTTATTCATATCATCTATTTCATCAACAAAGAAAAAGTTTTCATTTTTAAATGATTCATAGAATGCATTTCTCTCATTACTTTTTTCCGTTAGAAATCTTACCATTGATTTAGCAAAAAAACTAAAATCAGAAAAATCATAATTTCTATACTCCAATTTATATCCCATAACAGGAACAGGTATATCAAAAAATAAGTGAACTATATCATTTGATTTAAACCATTTGTGAACTAAGTATAAAGGATAAGTATTCTGTTTATATAACTCCTTCATATAAGAAACCCATTTATGATGGTCAAAATCTTTTTTATAATTCCAATAAGTTCTATCATAAAAGGGTTTGTAATCTGTCCAATATCCTACCCAATCATTCATTCTCAATATTTCAGGTGATTCTTCATATTGTTTTTCAAAATCATCTATAGAAAATGTGTTAGTAAACACCTCTTTATAAAATCGATTATCATAAAATGGATTCTGTAGAAGGTCTTTATCAACTTGTCTTTCAAAATATGTAGTCTGAAATAATACCAATGCATTCTTAAAAAAATCAATTGGTTTATTTAATAACACATTTGCACCTACTATATTTCCTG